TATCCTTCACGTTGCGAATGGCGAGGGCGTCCTCCAAGTCAATCTCTCTCTGTGCAAGAGACTGCTGGATGTTCTGCTCCAGGTAAATCCTGTCCTCCTCGCTCATCTCCTTGATGACCATCACCCCGAAGTTGTACATCGGTAGGTCTTCAAACGAGGCGAGAATCTCCATGCCGTGCTTCCCAATCGCCTTCTCGTAAACTCTGAAGAGGACAGAGTCGGGTGGTATAATCTGCAAGCACTTCACGATGTCCTGACAAACCCTCTTGTACAAAAGCATAGAGGCATTTGTGATATCGTAGAGGGCGTTGTTGCCTGCAGCCATCGCCTGCTGACGAACGCCAACCAGAGCGTCACCCTTAGGTGTGCTCGCATCCATCACCTCGTTCACCCCACTCGCATCACGAATCATAGTGAGGTAGTGGTTGTACAACTGAACGTACTGCTGGATGTTTCTGATAGTGTTGTCGAGGGGACGGATAGGTGGGTTCTGGAAGCTACCGTCAGGGTTCTTGCTCCTGTAGTAGAACACACCAGTCTGCTCGTAGATGTCTTGAATCTGAAGTGGCTGCAACTCACCACCTCTACCGAGCTGAACATTCTCCAACCCCTCGATGTCCACGATGATACCGTCAGGCTTAGCCTTGGCAACAGCCTGCTGAATCTTCAAGTGTGTCAGCTGAAGCTGGTCAGCGAACCCAATGATGGAGCCCACCATCGACTTGGGACGCATGCGACGCAGGTTCGTGCAAGCAACACTATAAGACAACCTGGCTTTAGTCAGGTCGTGAACGTTTCGTGGAATGTTAGAGACGGGGCCGTAATTAAACAGCTTGCCCACGCCCAACACATAGCTGCCACCGTAGATGGTTTCTCGCTCCATCTTAATGGGCTGCCTGTTGTAGACAGACTCTGCGGGAGGCCTGTAGTCTCCTCCCTTGAAGTAGAATCCCACATTGCCGAAGCGAGACTCCTTGCTCTCGTAGTATACGCAGTCGACAGACTTGAACTCAAAGTCCAACACCTCAACGAGGTAGTCGTCGTAACCATACTTCATAGAACCAGACACCTTGTCGTAGCTGCTGGTCGAAAACTTAGATGTATCGTTGTAAGACTTGTTCCGAGCAGAAGACGCAATCTTCTCGTACTCTTCCTCAGAGAATTGACCACCAGCCAATCTCTTCAATTCTTGAATGCTGATTCTCTTGATGTGACCGCCGTACACCAGGTCCGACATGTTCGGGTCTTCTGTATAGCTGTGAACGAAACGAGAGGGGTCGACGTACTCAAGAGTGATTCCGTAGTTCGGGTCGTTGCGGCGCTTAGCCACACCCATACCACACACCACCAAATCTTCCACACATCGGCGGTAGGTAGTGTCATCGAACTCACTCCAGTCCAAGGTCAGAGCCGCACCCATCTGGGCAGCAATCTCTGCATTGGTCTTCATGTTGTGCTCCATGAAGAGCTCCGCCTCCTCGGTTGTCTCAGGTAGACTGTCAATATCAACGTCAACCTTTGCTCCGAGAGACTTAGCTCTAGCAAACTCTGCCTTATTCTTTACAGCAAAAAGTGTTCTTGCCCGCTCCTCATCCTTCTCAGTTTTTGAGATAGGGTCAATAGCTTCGACAGACGGATACGGTTTTCTCGACAGCACCTTGTTCACAACCACCTTCACAAACTTCGGGATGATTGGAACTGGACTCCAGTCCAAGTTTAGAAGTGTACCATCGCCATTGTTGGGGTCGAGGGAGCTGAGAATTTGCTTGTAAACAGATGTGTCCTGAGTGCCATTGGCATAGTCACGGTTACGCTCAAAGTCTCTTTGTCTTCCACCAACAACAGAGCTGGCGTCATCCATGCTGCCCCACTGTCCTTCAATCGCCTTGGCGTATTGCATCCCGTATTCCTGAGAAAGTTTCTCCATAGGAGAAGCCATCGGATTGGGAAACTTACCGTATTTTTTTTTGCCTGACGTCATCGGTTGCTATTTGGGCTATCGCAAATATAGCAATACTCGGAATGACTAATTATTTCAGGCTATAGCGGCGGAAGAACACCTTCTCATCGAAGTTAGATTTCTTCTGTTTCTTCTTTACTTTCTGTGCAGCAAGGAGTGCCAAGCCCGCACTAATAGTCAAGTCAAACTTGGTTCGGTTGTCAATCTTAAATCCAACCCAGTCCTCCAGCGTTCTGTTGAAGTACATGTTCCCCATCTGACCATCCTCGCTGTAACCAACGTGGTTGTGGATGTAGTCCTCGATGGCTTGGGCATGAGCGTGAATCACATCCTGAGAGTTCGACGGGATACCCTTGGTCTTGACATTAGACGAAGAGGAGTTGTTCCTCAGGTGGTCAGGGCGGTCCATGACGTAGCCATCATAACCCCTTGACTCAAAGTACCTTACGATTCCATACTTGTTATTCTCAATGAGCAGAGGGTAACCGTAGAACACGGCAGCCATCAGAACATCCTCATAGAAAATTTTAGCAAGGGGCGGACGGCTGGCATACTCCGCAACAAACATGTTGCTCGCGCCGTCTAGATTGAACTTGTTGTAGATGTGGCACGCACCCTTTGACCCCCTGCTGGAATCAACAGTAGCGTCAATATCATACGAGTCAACACCACCACAACCCACGTTAGAGTTGGGCGGAACCTTCTTGCCACGCTCTTCTAGGATGTTACTCCTGTTCTGAACGTCAGGCATCCAGGAAACATACCACCTACCCTGGGAGTCTGGGTGAAACAGTACCGTACTATCCTGAACCCCACCCTTCCAAACAAAGTTGCCACGGACAACAGGGTTAGGAAACATGGTCTCGTTGTATTCAATCTGCTCGTAAATCTTACCGATGTTGAACAGGCTTCCCTCGACAGAGTCCCTAAAGGCTTCGTCGGTGGTAAATGGAAACTGTCGGATGAACTCGTTCAGTTCTCGGGCGTCATGCTTCAAAGCATCTCGTTCGTTCTTCAAGAACTTCCTGGAGCCGAACTGCATAAGCTCTCCGTCCATAGCCTCAACGGGCTTGTCGATATCTACGATAGGATTTCCATGCTTATCAAAAAACCCCTCCAGTGCGTCGTAAGCAGGGATAAAGATTCTGTATAGACCAGACACTGTTCTCCCATTGGCGTTTCTCTTCGCCACATCAGAATCTTCCCAGAGTTGTTTGAATTGGTTTCCACCTTTGTCCATTGGGTTTACAGTAGAACCCACCAAAGCCTTTCCAATAATCTTCCGCCCAACAATAAGGCACGTTCGCTCAATGCGCCAAGCCTCACGTATATCCGTTGGCTTCTCCCACTTGCCTGCCTCATCAAGGTAGAGCATGTGAAGCTTCTCACCATCGTATGCGTTGTTGGTCGTGTTCTTCCAGTTGATTACCGTATTAAGAGCCTCGCCCTTCGTCGCAGTCTTATTGTTCTTCGTGATTCTCTTACTCGGCTCGCGAAAAGCCAGCTCCATGCGTGGGTTAGTGGTACCATCCTGAATGGGTTTGAAGAAGAAGGGGTAATGCCGAAACATCTGCACGACCTTCTTCATGAATATATTCTCCTGCGCGTCCTTACCTGTCTTCGACTGGATACCCAGGAGCTTGTCCTTAATCTGCGTGGCCTCATCCAAGAGGACCGACGAACAGATATTTGTGTAGCCACTACGACGGCATTTGGTGTAGAGCTGCCCCATGCATCTTGGGTCAGCCTCACATGCTGCCATGTGTAAGAAGATGTCTCGTTGGAAAGCCAGGTAGTCGGGATAACCGATGTCGAGCTTAGTCCACTGGAGCATCATGTAGTGACGCCCCGTAATATATGTAGGAATACCTTTATTGAAAAACCAAAGGCCCTCACGCCTACGGCGAAACTCCTCTTCGATATATGGACGAAACTTTTCTCTAAACTCTCGGGGCATCTCTGCCCACTCATCCATAGACTTAATGCGAAGCAGTTCTGCAGGCATAGCCCGCCTTTGCCACACGTGCAAATCGTCTGCCTCTTGATATCCCTGTATTTCGCTCTCGGGGGGCTGAGCGGGAAGAAGAATGCGTAGCCCCGCAAGTTCGTAAACTTCTCCCTCCGTACCGTTGGGACAAATTGAGATAAGAGCCTCTTCATCGTCTCTGTATACCAGCGGCATTATTTACTGAACCTTTCCGCAAAGCCTCCAGAGTAATCTCGGTCAGACTCAATCTCCCCGTTCTGTCTCAAGTCCTTGACCATCTGCTCCAGTCTTTGCCGTTCTACAATCAGCTCCTTGCAATCGACAGCAGTCTGCTTGATGGATTGAAGCTCCGCCTTGCGTGCGCTACCATTGACCTCAGGGTCAACGGGCTTCTTGATTTCCTCAATCATGTTGTCGATGGCGATAGCCATACTCTCCATCAGCCTCGAAGAGGCTTCGATGGTTGTGAACTTAGCTCTCTTCGACATACAGCAGGTGGTCTTCAGTCATTCTGAAAACGATGCTTCCGTCGTCGAGCTTCATCTTGTAGTCAGCGTCTTTACTGAAGCCAACTCTGTCACCAGCCTTAACGCCCTGTACCTTTAGATACTCAGTAGGTGCAACTACCGTAGCCACGTCTCGGTCCTTGACGTTGATGCCAAGCTCAGTGACAATCCCACTATCGGTGACCTGGTCAACCTTCTCGACCTCGGCAGGCTCTACAAAGAGCCAGTCCCCAAGCATCACAATCTCACCATCCTCCTTTCGCCTGTAGGCAATAGAGTGCGGACGGTACTCCTGGTAGGTAGAGAGGTATAAATCCTCGTCAACCTTAAAGTGTTCCGTCGTGGTTACGTGATGATGAAAGAAAAGGATATCCCCCTCCTTCGCTCCTGTGTTGTGACGAATGGGGGCGGAGGTAATCTCTCCGTAGCAGATGCGGTGGTCAAACTCGTTCCACTTGGAATCGAGAAAGATTTCTTGTCCGTTTACATCAAGGGTATCGTTAAAGCGCTTCTCCACCTTAACGATGAAGTGGTTCAATGACTTCATCTAAAGTTACAATCGTACTCAATTAAGACTGGTTGATTCTCAACCGTTTTCCAAATATAGGTAGAATCCTCGTCTTCAATGAATACGTTGTACCTGCGGATGCTGTACTTAAACGCGGCTCGCTCGTCCTCCACAATAGCAGAGACTTTTCCGTGACCAGCTTTCATGCCTACGAAGTAGGCCATTGCGTCCTTGGGGTTTGGCCCAACGACAATCTTTCTAATAATCATATCAGTTCATAAAAAGAAAGTCGAGGGGGTCGTCGGGCTCAGCCTGGATATAGGCTTCAGCCTGCAACTGCAGTACCTCCTGCAACTCTTCTTTGTCTTTTACATTCCATGTGTACTTCACCTGCCACTCGTGGACATCCTCGGATTCCTCCTCCATGAGGCCGACGCATCCCATGTAGACGATGTTTCCAGACACGTTGTACTTGGATACAATCTGCTCAATCTGCTCGAAGGCTTCATCAATCTCCTCGAACATGGTCTTCTTCAAAATATCGTCCATGCCCTAAGTTACGACTAATTAAGTATTGCTAAATAAGTCTGGGGCATCAGATACTGCTGGCATTCCCTTAACGAAGTGCTCTGCGTATGTAAGCGCATTGAAGACGTGACCTTCGATAAGCCATCTGTCTGCATCCTTAGCAATGCATCTTACGTAACTTCCTTTTCCGTTGCCAGAAGTAACACCTGGACCAAGAGTGATGGTGTCATCAGAGGTTCCCGACTCTGAAATCAAAGTGTATGGAAGTCTTGTGTCCGAACCATCAGATTGAGTCCCTCTAATACCCTGGTTAGTCAAGGCAATAGCTCCAGTAAAAACATCACCCGATGCGGCCTTAATTACATAGCTAGTCAGTGGGGAGTCGCTCGTAATCTTAAACTCATAGCTCAATCCAGCAACTGCTGTAGGTAGGTTGATAGTCTGAGTTGTTGCTCCAGTGGACCCAAGAGAGAATGTTTTGCCAGCGGTAGTAGAATCGAGGGTAGTCGTTGTGTTGGTTGCACTTTCAATAGAAGCAGCAAACAAATTATCTAGACCACCAGTAGCTGAGATTGTCACATCGGTGCCCGACAGGGACATGGTAACATTGCTTCCGCTAATCAGAGTAAAAGTGTTGGCTGCGTTGGTGCCTGTGGTGATGGTTACATCATCACTGCTAATAGACGCAGATACAGCAGGGTCAGCTGTAGAGAAAGAGTAGAAACCAACAACACCATCAGAAGCGTCCCAGTTAAGAAGCTTCGTTCTAGAATTGTTTTCGACAACCGTATTTATCTCTAGAGCATCCGCACGGAGCTTCGCACTAGAAAGTTGAATCCCCGTTGATGCACCAGCGCCATCAGTGATTCTTTTAAGACTTCCTGTAATGCCAGCGTTGTCTGTGGTCTTGATAAGCCCCGTGTATGTGTCTTTTATCTGTGCTCCAGTAAGAGTAGCCATATCCTTAATTTTACCTCACAAATATACTTCAATGAGCAGAACGCATAAAGGACGCAAGTTCCGTGAGTTCTCGATGCTGAATCAGAGGTACGTCAACAACAACTACCTCAAGTACTACAAGCTCGCAAAGCGAGACATCTGTACGAACCACGACGTCAGCGAGAACGAGCTGGAGTCCCTACTATTCATGTACGACTACGAGTTCTTTACTCGCAAGCACATCGCCGAAGCCCTGCATCAAAACTTCGCCAAGTTCTACGAGAGAGTCCTGCTGTCCCTAATCAAGAAGGGATACGTCGAGAAGATATACGACAAGACAGACCTGGAGAAAGCAACCATGGAACAGCTGGCGTTCCTCAAGTACGACAGGAACAACTACAGGGCTCGATACCAGATAACTCAAAAGGCCAGACTGCTGGTCCAGCGGTTCTACAGGAAACTAGAAGGAGAGGAGACGATTAAGATTTCTCCCCGAAAATCTGCTGGCGGCGACGGTCCATGATAGGCCAGTCCTCCTCGAACTTCCTTCCCTTAGGTGTGTCCAAGCCATAGAGCCTTTCGATGTACTCTCGGCTCTCAGTGTTGATGTCGTTAATCCAATCTAGGCTGTTGTAGATATCATAGCCCTCCTCTCTAAGCCTGGTCAGTTCTT